CATTAGACAATTAATACCAGTATGACCACCTATAACAATTCCGCATCCTATAGCTGGCTTTCTACCTCTTTTAGCGTATGCCATTGCGTAAGAGTCGTGATCTATTCCGCAGCCTACTTGCATGGCAAATATTTTATAATTAGCACCTACAAAATGTTCTACGTATGCTTGTGTATGTAAGTGACCTTGTACCGTACTCATCATGTCGGCTTTTGCCTTTGTTCTAGCTGTTCCAGCTTCTCCATGAATATACTGTACATTATCGATAACTATTCTATCTGTAAAATCCCATTTAGGAACTTCTAACACATCTTTATAATCTTTTAACCACTTCTTAGGAATTGCAGAACTAAAAGCCTTACGCATTATTATTCTGTCATGGTTTCCTATTGTAACGGTTACTTCAGGAAACGCTTTATAAAACTTTTTTATTTTCTTTATTGCTAGGTCTAATTCCTGACCTCCTCCTATACCGTCTGGATCTGTTTCATGGTAAGAGCTATAATGCGAGTCTATAACATCTCCGATAAATATTACCTTGTTACAGTTGTAAATACTATACTGTTCTTTACAAAATTCTAAATAGCCATCTAAGCAAAAAGGCTCGTGTAAATCCCCTATTATTAATACTCTATTCTCTTTTTTTACTAAGTTTTTATATGCTTTTAATTTATTGCCTTTTAGTCTAGGTCTAAAATCTTTCATAGTATTTTATACTTAATTAGTAATCTAATTACTACAAATATAATAAAAATATAAATAAAGTAAACATCTTTAAAAGAACGCTCGACATCTTTTGTTTTAATGTCTTCTTTAATCCGCTGTTTTGTTTGCTCTTTTTTATACCACCTTTTAAAATCGTTAATAGAGTCGCATATACTACCAAATGTTTTATTACCTTGCTGATCGTAGTTTATGTAAACGGTAGAGGCTCTACCCCTTTTATATATCGTAGTGTCCTTATAAACGATCTTAGGTACTTTTATCTCTATTGTATCGCTAGGTCTTTTACTTGTTTGCTCTCCCCCAGATACTATATTAGTTTTTATATCTTTTTTTTGTTTTTTTAGTAAAAACTTTTTTAATAGTAGAGCAACTAGTAAAAAATATTAAAATAAAAATTAAAATATATCTCATTATCTTCTCATTTCAAAATGCGGAGTATCTGTAAAACTTTTAAAATTACCTCCCCATCGATTTAATTCGTGTAGGCTTTCCCAATATTCACCTAAAGCACAAATTTTATGTTTATTGTAAGTTAACTTACCATTTATAAAAAAATTAAAGTCTACTGCTAATCTTTTTTGATGGTAGGAGTTCATTGTCTTACTTTTACCTTGCTGCACTAATCTTTTTTGCGTTTCTAAATCTCTCCACGCATGACCAAAAGTAAGCTCTATATCTATAGAATAAGCATACTCTATTAGCTTACTTATGTTTAAAGTAAAAATTCTTTGTTGCTCGCTTAATTTCATGTTTTAAAAATCTTTTTCGTCATAGCAGTTATTCACATCTTTATCTCTCATAAACTTAGATAAGAATTTTTTTGTAAATACTCTTTTTAAAAAGTTTACAAATGGTTTTCTTAATAGTCTAAAAATAGCATAAGATATTAACCATGCTGTAGTAGTTGTTATTATCATCATTAACCAGTTTTTTGCTGACTGTCCGACTACAGCAGCAGTTATAAATAGGATATGATCGCTTATAAATTTAATTCTATTGATTGGCATCTTTTCTTAGTATTTTTTGTATTATACTTATAATTCCGTATTTTAGTTTTTTTATATCTAATGCCATAAACATAAATACAGCAAACACAAAAAACTCTAAAACACCATCCGACAATAAATCAAAAGCATATCTATATATCTGTATACAAATACCTAGCACTCCTAAAATTGAAATAATTTTTTTTCTTAAATCCAGTTTCATTATTCTTTTTTTACAAATGTAATTAATAAAATTACTGAAACAGCCAATAATAACAAGCTAGTGACAGCGTTATAAAAATATGAGTCGGGTATTCTCAAAGTTAAATATAATATATTAATAAAATAGTATAGAGATAAAAAACCAAAGGCTATTCTTTTTCTTTTGCAAAACTTAAATACTTTTGATTTTACAAAAATATGAAAAACTAATGCAAAAATACAATTAGTGTTAAGTAAAGGATACCAGTAAGTAGCATAATTATCTAGTCCAGACATAAATATACTTAGTATTTCACATAATAATACAACAAAAATAGTGTATCTAAAAAAATACTTTTTATAGCTTTCTACTATTCTTTTTAAAACTTTTTTATTTCCTTGTGGTGGTACTACTGCCATGTTATTAAATATAAAATTCTGTTATTGCTTCGTTTATTGAATTATGTAAATCATTGTAAATTTGCTCCCCTATAATAGGTGATCCTATTTGCTCTAGTAAATCTAAGGAAGTAATAAATTGACCCTTTACAAATTCATCTCTTACAGGCTGCAAAGTAGACTCTACTATTTTGTGAAAATTATCACTAATATCGCCGTTTAATTTCTTTATTCTAAATTCAGCAGCTATCTTTAAATACCTACTCATTCCTTCCTTTTGTCTTTGCAAATATAATACATATTCTTTTTCTATGCTATTATTTTGTTCATCATTTAAATCTACCGACTCTATCCATTCATTAGAATCTTTATTAAATTTAGGCAACAAAAAACTACCATTATAAGCAATATCTATAAAAGTAGTGTTTTCAGCTTCTATAGTATTATTTGCTGTCCATTTAATCATCTGTTCGATAGTATACATACCACCGTATAATCCATTCGGTTTTACTCTATATTTCATATTATATAAATTGCCATGTAAATTGTACCCCTCTCATAGTTGTAGCTGTTCCGCTTATCTGCCTTATAAATAAATGCACTATAGTATTTGCACTTAAAGTATGATTATTTATAGGACAGTTTTCGTACCAGCTATGCGTATTAAATGTTTGATTAGCTGTAAATATATGCGTAACTAAATCCTGTTCATTAGTTTCTTCTCCTGTATTTTCATTCCAATCATATGACCTAACTAATACTTCATAATCGCCTATATTACCTCTTCTCCACCACCATGTAAATTTAGTGAGTTCTGTCTTTTCTTGTATAAAAAAACAAGCGAAATTCTCATAATTACTACCGCTTCTAGTAGGCTCTGTGCCAGTTCCTAGATTACTGTTAGTAGCAAACCATAGACCCTGTTCTTTAGTCCAAGTCCTCCAAGTATTTAAAGTGTTAGTACTTAAACCAACATTTTGTATAATATTTAAAGTTTCATTATTTGCGTAAACTTCTGTAAAGTTATTATTGACTTTATCAAATGCAGTTCTAATCTTCTCCGCACTTGGATCGTTATCAAAAGTTCCGTTATTTATTATTTCTTGTGCCATTTCTTATATTTCAATTATACTACATATTTCACTTGTACTACTAATTAAATCAGTACTTGCTAATACACTAACCGTATCACCACTATCTATAAATCCAGCATCTTGCAAGTTATCTATAAAAGGAGCTAAATACTTTTCAGTTGCTTCAAATGTTAAATTATAACCGTTTAAACTATTATTAGCACCTCCGATAGTTGAGTTAAAATCCATAGTAACACCATTACGCAAACCTAATATAAAAAACGTGTTTAGATTTGTTTCTACTATTACTCTTAACTCTTTCTTAGCAATTTTAAACAGCTCGTTATTTGTTAATGTATCTATTTTTTTTAAAACTACGCTTAAATTTTGCGTATATGTTTCACCGTTGCTATCAAAATTAATACTCTGATCGAATGTATTGCCGTCTGCTCTTAATTCATACTTATAAATATTAGTACTTGGAAACGATATTAACTGCACACCCTCTATAACATCAATCTGATAATATCGATACTTAACAAAAGGCATTAAATAAATCGATTTAATACCCCCTATGCCGTTTTTACAAGGTTCTATCCTTCCAGTACTAAGATCACACATTTAATTTATTTCGTCTGTTTTCCAGTTATCGTATCTTTTTCTACCTAAAAACAAACCGCCAAAATAATTATCTGAGGGATTAGG